GCTTATTCCGGTCTCTTGTTGCGATTCCATACACCTACACTGGCGAGGGGTCTATATATCATTATGCATGTCTTAAATCATATCAATCCCCATGCCTGTAGGCTATTTAATTAACCCTTAGAACACCTTACCCATATGCTTATATATACAGTTGCATGTCATATTTTATGTTAAAAAACGTAACTATCAAACTAGGGGTCACGACTCCTACAAGCAAGCAGTACGAATCGGCCAGAGCAGATATCGAAACGACCTACAGTCTTCCAGACGAGGTAGCCATGGACTTAGACAAAGCTATGGAGATGCATGAACAGGAGCTAACACGCGCAAGGATTATGCTTAAAGACGCAGTAAGGACCGTTAAAGACCAATTGGCAGGTAAGGTACCTAAAGAGGTCGGCAAGGCCTTAAAAGCCGATGAAGCAGCAAAACTAAAAGAACTACTGAAACAATATGGTGGTGACTAATGTCTGTATCTAAAATAACAAGATGTGAAAGATGCGACAGCCCCTTCACCAGAAGCAGAAGTCGTAAGGAAACTATAGCTAAACAAGAAGGATATTGCCTACATTGTTATAGTGCAGTAAAGTTTAATACGGCTTTGTCATAGGATGAAAATGAGGAATAGAGTCGTAGGAGAGCTACGAACAGGCTTTAATATTTTTGACTTGGTCTCTGGTTGGGCCTCATTGAACACCTCATAAATGTACTTTATCCTAAGATGTCCTAAATGCTACACATACAGAGCAGGACAAGACAAACACAAATCATGGAAATGCTACAAATGTAACTATTCTATGAATAGAAAAAATACCAGAGTCCAAGCAAAACCAAATAACATTAAAGAAGTTACTGAAATAATTAGATTATTAAAAGAAGGCAATATATAATATAATATATATAAAACTGTAAGAGACAGACACCTTCATTTCCACTGGAGAATTATAAAAGAATAGACGATAACTATATAAATAAAATAATAAGCCGTCGAATCGTTTTTTGTTTACACACTCTAGAAAATAGTTCCAGTGGAAATAGAGGTGTGTGTGTGTAGTGCAGTGTGCCCTACACTATAAACTCTTAGCAATTGTTTCTGCTAAAGATAATCTTTTCCTACCTAATGTTATTGTAGATTTAACTCCATCTTTAATTGATATTCCATATTCTGAAATTGGAAGAAGAATAGATTGTTCTAACAATGGATGCTCTACTCTTACTAAATCTCCAATAGATAAATGTTCTGCATTTCTAATTACAAAACTAAAATTTAATGACGGTTCTTTATGCTGCTCAGTATATTTTTGTGTAGTGTTTACTATTAAAGGATAATTGCCTGTATCTAATTTAGTGTGTTTAGACACAACGCCATGCTTTCTTATAGAATCATTGCTTTTGTATGTGTGTTTTATATTTTTATTACTAGACGATTCAACTGTATAACAATTAACTAACTTACTAGTATCTAAATTTGCTATCAAATCTTCAACTGTATTGTTATCTAATGACACAGTTAAAACAGGTTGTAAATGTATGTTGTTTGTATCTATTTTTACAATGCTCATTTTGTTATGGCTGTGTATAGCATAATTGTAGTAAACTAAATTTAACGTGCTTGTGTAGTTATCACCTTCAACTAAGTAATACATATTATCAAAACATTTTTGTATAAAACTCTTTCTAGTTTGTATTCCAGTTAATCCCATATCTGGCGTTGCTTTAACTGGACTTCCTAACTTAAGATTACTAACATCTATGTCTGAAATATTCATTGCATTAACTGCAAGGTAATACAAATCTCTGCCTACAACATCAGCTTCTGTATATTCTACAACCTCTGATGTTGATAATAATGTTAAATTATCTACTGCAACAATAGTGGCCCCTTTAGGATTAGGATTTATTTGCTTTACAAGCCCTTCAAAACTTAAATTACTTATTTCACGCTCTCTGCCTGCATCAATTTTTACTTTAGCTCCAATAAAATTATGATGCGTACATTCTTGACCGTATACACTAAACGTTACTTGACGTGCATTGTCTGCCTTTGCCTTGTATTCTAAAGAAGTAATGTAAACTGGCTGCCCATTAATTAAAACAGATACATTTAGATTGTCTGCTAAAATGTCGGATGTAACAGACATTAACTAACATCCTCACCCATTATTAACATAGTTAAAGTAGCCAAATATTGTGATGCCATTTCAGGGTCTTTAGTAAGTTGACCGCCACTTGGTTTCATTCTATATGTTTTATATGCAGTAGATGGGGAATCTATTTTTGTACCATCTAAAAATGCATAATCATACCTGTCTCCTTCAATTAAAGAAAAGATTTCTCTGTATCCTGTTTGTGTTAATATACGCACATTGATGCTCATGGTAAGTGTTCCTAAACTGGCGTTTGTCCCTCCTATTGGATATCGCCTATTACCTAATGGCATAACTGCTGAAGACCCGCCACTTCTTCCAAGATTGTAATTTAGAATAGCTATGTCTCCATTAGAAGCTAATGCATCTAAATCTAAAGTGCTAAGACCTACTGTTCTAACAAGCAGAGTATCGCTGTTTGTATTAACAATAAAACTAGTTGTATCATCATCTATAACTGCACCTTCAAATTTAACTGTATCTGCGTTACCTGCATATGTATTACTGCCTGTATTGTAGTTGTAAAAAGCCACAGTAATTGCTGGATTATGTGCATTGTCATATCTTACAATGTCTGCAGTTCTTCCATCTTCCGTTGTAAAACTAGTTGAAACGTATGTAGCTTCTTTATCAGATAACATGTCTGCATGTTCTGCAACATATGCCAAATCATAATCCCCACTACCACCTGATTGTTGTATGTCTAATATCTTGTAATAACCCGGAGCTGCATAAGTTCCGTTAACTTCTTTGTTGCTTTTTAACTTAATTACATCGCCAACTGCAAATCCATTAGCATACCAATCTGTATCATTAAAAGATGATGCTGCAGTTACACCATCTAACCCTAAAAAGTTATTAGCTGAAAAATCTATATCATCTGCTATTATCTGAGCAAAACCACCCCACATATATTTAGTTGCAAAATTGCTGTCTGAATATTTTGCTTTAGCTCTAAGTTCTTTATTAACAAATAACTGTTTTATATCTTTGTTTTCAACAATGTATAAATTAACACCATCATTGTATTCTCGATTAGTTGTAAACAAATATTTTCTTTTAACTGTAAAAGCAACACTTGAATCAACGCTTGTTATTAGCATCAACTCTACTGGGTCTGGCCCAATAGAAACCACGTCGCCAGCTTTGTATAAACTACTATCTGCAACAGTAACTCCAGTTTCATTTATTGTTAAATCTGCATTTATTGTATCGCCCTCATTAAGCGTGCTTGCTGTGTGTGTAGTTAAATCGTCTGGATGAACCATTAACAAAAACCGATTACCATCATCATCTGCATCTATTTCCTCACAAATTACACATTCAATAGATTTCCAATATTTATTTGAAGCCACTGGCGTTATTCTTGCACCTACAGTTATTTGTTCTGAATCATACTTATAATGTGAGAAAGAAGCATTTGAATCTGATAAATTAGAATCGTCTGAAGCTACTGATACTAATCCAAATATGCGCCAAGTAGAATCTGTTAAAGTATCTGCACCCGTTGCAATAAGCTGCACTCTCTTAGAACTTGTTTCAAAGCAACCATTGTTATTTGATAATGCATTAGCTGTAGCAACCGTTTGAGAATCAAAAGCATTGTATGAAAATGCATGATGGTTTATTTCTCTATTACTACCAACTGCACTTGAATTAGATAAAGACAATGTAAGTCCTGCAGTTTGGTCTCCATATTTAGCATAAGGAACTTTGTTTCTACTAGCCGTTAACTTAGCAATAGGATTAGATTCTGAAACTATGCTGCCATCTCTATAATTTAAAGACGCAGGGTATGAAGTCCACCCATATTCATCTTTAATCATTATAGCTACATGATTGGTGTGTATGTCTGCAGAAGCTTTACTAAAAGTATGTTTAACAGACAATGTAGGAGACAAAGAAGGAAGTTTTACAAAATGAAAATCGTCATAATTTACTTTGTATATTTTAGTAGAATCAGTTAAACCCGTGTGACTTACTGCTGCAGTGTTAAGTTGTCCTCGCAACACTACCGTATAATTTCCATCAGCATAGTGCCCAACTACTACTACAAACTCTGAACCTGCAGCACTAGTAATTTTAAGCGTTTCACCTAAAGTAAATGCATCAGGGTCTGAATTGTAAAGTTTAGTATAATTAACATTACTTGAAGTATTAGTCCATGAACTACCTGCAACTGTTTCATTATAAGTTATGCCAGTATCAATTAAACTAGATTCAACATCAAAATTTATTGCATATTCTGAAACTTTACCAAAAACATCAATAGGACTTAATCGCAAAGTCATTTCTTCTCCTATAGCTGGAGTGTCATCTTGCGTCCCAGCCGCATTGTATGAATGAAATTTGTTTGTTGCATTAGGCCGAATGCGAGGGTCTACTTCATTACTTGGCGTAGCATTAGTTGTTGTGTTGTATAAATCCTCTGAAAACAATTTAAAATACGTTTTAGTTCTAACTGCGTTTGGCCACGCATATGCATATGCAGGATTTGAACCAGTACTGCCTTGAGTTAAATCAGTTAAAGCTATTGATTTTGTTCCTATATCGCTTATAGTTGTAGTATTATTTGATTGAGCAACCCCGCTTGACCCTACTTTATATCCAACATAATATTTTTGTAAATTTTTATCTGTTGTTGGTGATACAATATTAACTGTTCCATTATGACCAAAAGCATCAGGCGTTACTGTAATTTTAGCTTCATCAGGTGCAGGTTTAACAAAATGAATTTTTAAATGAGGACAATGGTCTGTATCTACTGTGTGGTCTGCACTATGTACACCCCAACTAGAAGCAACAGAAGCATACACAATAATTTGAAAATTCTTTCCAAAATCTACATCGGTTTGTTTTTTACGTAAATTAAACAAATTTAATGTAATATAAGAATCATCTGCAGTTGATGACGCAACGTTTTGATTAATTACTATTTCTCCATGCACTACTTTTTCATAAACTGTATCGGCTCCTGTGCCTGTCACTTCACCAAACTGGTCTGGATGCCATGCAGTTGAACCATCTTGCGTAGCCCAATCAACTGAAGGTATAGACGCTGCAGTAGTAAGAATGTAGCCTCGAACCTGAGAGTTTGAACTTGGCGCACCTGATATACGTAACCTTATATCTGCTTTAGAAAAAATCACATCATCTGGCAATTTGTTACCATTACTATCTACTAAATCTTTTCTATCTGGCACTGTTATATCAAATATTATTGCTTTTACTTGGTCGCTTGTAGCAGAAAACAACAAAGGGTCTGCAGTAGAATGATTGGCAGCTGTAGAATTTTCATCAATAAACGTATCTGTAAAAATAGGGGTGCTGCTAACGCTACTAACTCTAAGAAATGACGTGCTACCTGATTGACTCATGTTATGAACTCCAGATTAATAAAACTTTCAAATGCATTGCTTGCAGCTTCAAGCTGGCCTAATATTCCTCCAAATGACATACTATTAATTACGTGGCCAACTCCTTTTAATCTATCTGTAAATTTATCAATATCTTCAGATACTTGGTCCCAGTTTTTGCGCATTTCATTTAACGCCCAAACTAATAACAAAATACCCCCTACAATAGCTGCTATTGCCAAATACATAGGATTAGCATACCAAGCCACTGTGTTGGCTTTTACGGCTGCTGTATTGCCTGCTATTGCTGTTGTTTCGGCAGCCGTCAATGCTGCACTAACTGTTTTATATGTTGAATATAAAGTAGTTAAAGATAAAAGAGTTTCTAAAGGTCCTGTTCCAGCTTCTAAAATAAATACAAATTTTTCAAACTTTTCGTGCCCTTCTTCGGAACCTAGGCCTAATCCTTTAAATGCAGCTTGACCTTTACGTAAACCGCCAGTCATTTGATTTAAAGCAGAAGCCGTACCTTGAACTGCAATAATAGTTGTTGCCAATTCTTTACTTAATTCGCCTGTATCTTTTTTAGCTTTCTTAACTTGTTCTGCCATTACAAAATTACCGTCAGCAAAATTACGAACTACAGGAGTGCCATCGTCTAAAGTATCTGTATATGCTGCAGCCGCATGTTCCATTTGATTAAAACCTTCAACTGTATCTTCCCACATTTCTAAAGAAGTTACAATTCGTATTGAGGCATCTGTAGGGCCGGGTGCTTTTTGCCTGCCACTTCCCGGACCTCCCACTAAATTCCAGCCCCCATATCTCTAAATGCATTCATTTCATTTGTGCGTTGCTCATATACAAATTTTAATGCGCGTGCCTTTTCTGAAGTCATTGCATTTACAATAGCATACAATGAATTAGAATCAAAATCATCTAACGTAGCCATCATATCTGTAACTTCATCAAATGACATTTTAGGTTCAATAATCATTTTAGTTAACATTGCATTCATATATGGAACTAATTGCACTGAACAATCAACAACAAACCTACTTTCTATATCTGAAACCTCTTTACCTTGCATAATCTTATTTGTTATTTGAGTTAGTCGAGGGCCGTCTTTTAATATTTTAGCTTTTAAATCAAAAAACTGCGAATCAATTTTGTCAAACTCATCTTTACCAAGCCTAGTTAAAACTACTTTTGGAGTGCGCTCTTTTTTAAACCAGCTAAACCAACCTTTTGTTTTATGAAACCTTGCAAGACTTGGTAGCGTAACTTCTTTACGTTCCCAATATCCTTCTCTAACAGCTCCTATGTCTACTAGGGGGGCGTCTAACTGACCTTTGACTCTTACCATGACCTACCTACGATGGATTAAGTGATATGCTTGAACTTATAGCATATGCACTAAAGTTTTTGTAATTTCCAGCCCCACGGAATTTTATAGACATTGTATCAACAATTTCGCCACCCGGTGAAAGAGGTCTGGAAAACGAAGTAATTGTTCCATTTGTCAATGCAATGCTCCCGTGAGAGCCGAAATCTAATCTAATAAGTGGAATGGTTGTTCCTGCATGATACATATCATAGTAGGTCTCATCCTCTGCCGTCATTGTAAGGTCTAATGTTACATCTGCCTTACCACGACTTATAGCGTTGTTTAACAACCACTTAGTTGAACCGTCATCTCCTGTAGCTTTACCTGCAATAGATGTATTGTTATTTGCTATTTTAAGAGATACTGTTTTTAAATTTGTAAAAGCTGCCATACTTGTAACTGCAAAAATCTCTTGTGAAGATTCAGTGTTGTAAATTCCTTTAAGTAAATTTTGAGAAGCTACGTCACTACCAGCTCTTGTACATGTCCAATTGCCGTCAGCATGAATTAATGCTTTAACTTCTTCCATAGTATCTTCTGCACCTGCTGTAAGGTCAAGAATACCATCTGAAGAAATAGACGAATCTAATCCCCCAGTAGGATTATCAAATATTCTCATAAATTGTTCACCTATTTCTATTGAACTGTTAGATGGCCCATCTACTGTAAGTTTGTTTGTATCTGCTGCAACTCCTACTGTTACAGATAAATCAGTTGGTAATAGCGGGTCTGCACTTGGTGCTGCTGGCCAAGTTACTCCTGAGTAATCATCGCCATGAAAACCATCAAAGTTTGCATCACCTTCATCTAATGTATAAAATCCAGTACAAGTAGCTTCACAAGTTATGTAACCTCCTGTAGTATAATCTGCAGACAAAGTTACCTCATTAGGAACAACTCCTGTAACTAATGTATAATCACCACCTGTTTCTTTTGCTATTACTGCAAGTGATTCAACGCTTGTCGTAAGATTGTTAGCACGTTTATCACTTAAAATTTCAGTCCCCCCTATTGCTTTTCCAAGTAGCTGTTTCCAACCGTTGCCGTTACAAGCTACTTTGATAGGTAACGTAACTCCAAGCGGGCCAACCGCATGATGAGCGTCTGTTGACTGTCCTAATGAAGGAACAGGAGTTATACTTCTCTCGACCTGCCGTGGGTCAAATGTGTCCAGTAGACCAAAATGATACAAATTAGAACCGGGTGCTGTCCCATAAGCCGATTCTGGTTCGTAAGCCGCCTCTATATTTTGCGTGATTTTTACCATTAATTTACCACCTCATAACTTGTGAGTTCACAGTTAAGAACGTAACGATACCATCGGCGATTTCTATCCGATTGGTCTACTCGACTAGTCAAAACAATGCTTGCATAGTCGGAAGTTGATGCATGCGAACTAAACGGCGCTGCCGCAAGGCTGTCCGAACGCGCTGCGTGAAGAAGGTGTATTACACCTGTGTAAAGGCGTCTAAGCCTATCTCTGCTTACTGCTGTAGACATATCTATTGCGATAGATGCAGTGTGTCTATCTACTCCCTTACCAATACCTAACATTTCATGTCCACCTGAAACTTCATAACATCTAATTATATCATTATTTTTTAAATTGTATTTTCCCATATTCCAAGATTCATCTATTTTCAAGGTTCCTCCTGCTGATGTAAGATTGTTGCCTACGCCGCTTGCTACCTCTGACCAATTGTTATTTAACAAATCAACTACTGCTGATACTGGGTCTGCTAAAGCTGCGTAAGTTGCTGGCATTAAGGTAGCACCCCTCTAGCTCCAAAGCCACCAATAGCTCTTGCTGTTGGCATTGACCTACCTAACCTTCTGCCATCTTTAAGAATCTTCATTGCCATATCTTCAAATCGCTGTGAACGTGCTGCATTGTCCATAGAATCATCGCCCTCTTGCATTAAATTTAAATCGTCATTCATTGCAATCATTGAAGCTACAAGATAAATTGTAGCTTGTTTTATGTCAGCAGGAGTAGTTGCTGTTGCATATCTGTAAGTAACATAACAAGCAACACCAGAAGGTGCGCTGTTTATCATATTTAATGTACTATAATCATTAAGATAAATAATTCCTCTTTCACCATCTACCCACCATTCTTTGCCTACTGGGTCTGTAACTGTGTTAGACCCAGTTTTATTAGCAATATATTCTACATAACTCGACCCATCCCACACATGAAGTTTGTCAGTTCCACCAGCCATATCTAAAATAGGATAATGTTTTAACTGAATCCTGCCTCTTGTATTAATTACATTAGACCTTACTCTCTGTATTCTTGCTCTTTCTTCTGTTACTGTTTTTGCTCTGCTTGTAGCCCACGCATGGTCTGTTAACTGGTCAATACGTTCCTCTGCCATAGAAATAAAACCATCTACATCACCATCTGCTGGCGTTGTTGAACCACTAAAATCTGCTACTTGTAAGAAAGCAGATACGTCGTTTCGCGTGCAGTAAGCCATTATAGTATCTTACTGATTGCAGTATTCATCAGTTTTTCTCCTGTCGTTGCGACTACAGTTCCATTGTAGTCAATTGGTTGTCCTGCCATATTCCAGCCGATTGCTCCGACTGGTAATGTTGTGTATCCTT